ATGTCGCCGCTGTGGGCAATCAAGGGCTGTGCACCAGATCCACTCCAGGCAGTGGGATTGGTGCCCACATTGGCAGCATCGCCGGTGCTTTCAGTCAGCAGGTATCGTTGTCCTGTAGCCGCAGCAGGCAAGCCATCTCCGGGAGCAGCAGTCAAGGGATTGACCACAGAGTTCACAGGATCCAGAGTGTTTTGTGGTGCAGTGTCTGGATCAATGTTGAAGATCAGCAATCGGTCATCAGCAGGATTAACTGCAATAGTACCCACAATGCTGGAATCAGGTGCCCAGGGATTGTCCAGAGTGATGTAACTGATGCCAGGTCTAAGAACTCCGTAGGCACTGGCCACTGCTGGCCATGTGATTTGTGGATTTTCTACTATGGGGAATGAGAACGGTGCCAGGCTCAGTCGATCAGGATTCACAACCTCAGCAGGCTGCAACACCTGTAGTTGTCCATCCAACAGCAACACTTGATATCTCCAAGGAGTTACCTTGACTCTGGTGCCCAGCAACAGGTCGTTGTCCAGTAGTGCGTTGTTGGCGTCACCATTGGCATCAAACACAGATGCAATCACACGTTCCACAACACCCAGTTTCTTGACCTTGGCAGGACTTGATATCCAGATTGGTAGGCTAAAAGTCAGAGTCATGATGTCTATGGGATTTTCTGTGTTTACAGGAATAGATCGTGAACTCCAGTTCACACGGTCAAGATCGCAGGTGGTAAGACTGGTCCAGTCAACATAGTTGTCTGTGGCCTGTATTTCTAGAGAAGGATTAAACAAGGTAGCAATTTGTTCAAACAACTGCATCTTTTGATTGGTGTTGGTGGTCCATATATCCAGGTTGATTGTCAACTTGTAGGGCACCGGCATCAGGCGTTCAATTTGAAACGCATTGCCCTGTGTGGTTTCATAAGTTTCTGTGCCAGGATCATATGATCTCTGACGAACCATCATTTTGTTCACATGATAGGGTTCTTGCATTCTGGGTCGGTCGTAGTCCAGGCCTGTGATGTGAAAAGTCATCAAGGGAGAGGATGGCAGCGAGTTGGCAGAGTTCTGTTGTATAATTGTCTGTGCCTGACGACTGGCGTCGCCATAGCGTATGGGCACACGCACCAGATCCTTGATGCCTTGCTCGTCACGCCCGTACTCAACTTCAAACAAGCTGAACATGCGGGTGAATTGCAACAGATATCTACGTATCTGTTCATCGAAAAAAAACATTTGACTCATCTGTTTATACCTTGTTAACTGGACTTCTGATATGGCTGTGTTACTGGATAGGGGTTTGGAGTTTTGTTGCCGCCTTGGTCACCGTTGGCAGCATCAGGTATTAGTGCCTGACTCAGACTCTGGCGACTGGGTATGTTGCCCTGATCACTAGTGCCCACAGTGTATGTATTGTTTACAAAACCTGAACGCAAAGTATTGTTGTTGGCACCTGGTGTGAGATTGGTGCGTACATCGCTTTCGATCTTGATCCAGCTGGTTCCGTTGAATCTAAACAGTCGATTGGGAAAATAATCCAGACGCAGGGCAAACTGTCCGGCCACAGGAGCAGGCGGAAAATTGACACCAGCAGTCACAGGCAACCCATTGGGTGCCTTGCCGTCTCCGGTTAGGTATCCGGCTGTGTATCCATCACTTCTGGGAGTGTTACCGTCATTGGCCACAGTGCGGCTGGCATCAGTGATGGTGTAGTCTGCGGTATAGGTTGCAGACTCAGGGTTGGCGGGTGTGCCATCTGTGTTGGTGGCCACAATATAGAATTTGACCACATCAAATCCTGACTTGGGAACTTCTGCTTCGGCCTGAATCAGGATGGCATCATTGATTTCCAGATCCTTGGGTCGTGTGCTTTGCCAATCAGCAATACTGACGGGATTGGTTTTTTCTGTCCAGTATTCTGTATTGGTTATCTCTGTGCCAGGGGGAACGTTCTTGTTTGATGTATAATATTTGTTGCCGTATAACACAGTTACTCCACCTGGATAAAAATTGCCTGGATCCCAGATGTTGTTGGGTTCAAACGGCTGCTTGGTAATGTCGTTGTACTCTTGTGCATTGACCATGGGTGTGGCCTTTACTCGCCACAGGTGGGGTAGCCAGGTTTGGCTAAAGCCTTCGCTGGCAAACGACGCATCCTGTATCACATACCACTTGGGCAGAGCTCGGGGTATGTCACTGTTCAAAGGATTGTAGTCGCGTAGACTGGGCAGTTCTATCACGTCGCCACTCATGAGTTTGCGTCCCACTGTGTCTATCATGCGGTTGTAATGAAACGTGATAAACAAGGTGTCGTTGTTCAGGAACAGACCAAATTGTGTAAGATCAAAATCTATATCTTGTGCCCGATACACACCACGCATGACATAGATGTCTTGATCGTATTTTCTATCTCTGTTTTCCAACAACAACAAATCTTCAATAAACAAGGGATTCAGTGTGTCGTATTTGGGCAAAGTAGCATCCGGATTGCCCCCGTTGTCACCTGTGGCTGGACCCAGGTATTTGTGCAGATACACGTCGGCTCCACCCACCTGATACATTTCGGCTATTGTTCTGTCAAAAAACTGATAGTCGGCTGAGCGATTGGGTTTGTATAGTGATAATCTGGGCATGGTAATGTATTTATGGGTCAGTTGACCAATAATTCTGTTTGTGTTATAATTACTGCATTAGTAAGGAGTACCATGAAACCCACTGTCACTGCTCAAACAGCTCGCGCAACTGTGCGCCCATTAAACCCACGCAGCGCCGATACCAAATTCATGGGCGATGAACCCACCTGGCGTGTACAACCTGTTTATGATCGGGTAAGTCAGCTGACCAAGGCCTTCAGCTGGTACAATTACTTTTATGGCAAAAAGGATGCTAGAGACATGGTGGTGAGCTACCTGGAAACTCACGGCCGCAAGAACGATGTGCGACTGCTGCGAGGTGTTCCGGATTCGGCACTGAGACTGACCACAGGCTGGCTGTGTCGCATGAGCCTGGTGGGGCTGGATCTGACCGAAGCAGAGCAGATTCAACTAGACAACATGTTGGCACAAACACTGGCTACCAAACAAGAAGCAGCAGCAGAAAAAACAGACACAGCACCTGCTAGGCAAACAATCCAGGACCGACTGCGAGAAAAACTCAGCGAGTGTGCAGGTGAGCTAGAAGGCTTGTTTGACGACTTTGTGATGTCTGGTGCCCGAATGAGTGCAGACATCAAGCCTATTACCATCATCCGTGGCAAAAACGTAGCACCACAGATGGTGAGCGAAATTGCCGCAGACTGGAAACGCAAGCTGACAGAATTTGAAACTGTGATCGGTGGCAAAGACGCTCAGCTGGCAGAAGGCTACAGCAACTTTACCAAGATTCAAATGCGTGGCATTGTGAAGTTCTGCGAAGCAGTGATCAATGACTGTGGTGCATACGTGCAGATCAAGAAAGTTGATCGCAAGCCACGCAAGGCCAAGGCCATCAGCCCAGAAAAACGTGCAGCCAAGTTCAAGTTTCAAGCAGAAATTGTGGATCTCAAAATCAAAGGTCTTGCTCCTGCGAACCTGGTGGACAAGAGTGAAGCCTGGTTGTATGACAGCAAAAAGCGCAAGCTGATCCATGTGGTTGCAGACTCGCATGTGGGCACATTCACTATCAAGAGCAACAGCATCATTGGTTTTGGCACAGCAGAAAGTGTGCAGAAAACTGTGCGCAAACCAGCTGACATTGTGCGGGCCATGCAGGCAGCAGGCAAGCCGGCTGCTAGAAAGATCTACAAAGATCTGACTACCACAGAGACACAGTTCAACGGACGCGGGACCGAGAACCTGGTTATACTGAAGGCATGGTAAAAGACTAAATATAGGGCACGGAGTCCCTAATGGTCGAACAACAATCTATTGATTTAATCACGCTAAAAACCAATCTCTTTGAGTATGTGCGCCTACAACTGGGCCATCAAATCATTGACCTTGAACTTGATCCTGCTCATCTAGAAGCAGCATATC